TTATTGTTTTTTAATAAGTTCATCAAATAAAATTCTAAATGCTTCTTTATATTTTTCATCAAGCTTCAAGTATGATAGTATTATTGCTTTATCTTTAGGGTTAATGTTTCCTAGACTTTCAACGATAGCTTCGATAAAAGAAGTTTCGTTGCTTCTCATTTCACCTATTCCAAATCGTAACCATTCTTCATTGACCCCAAACTCTCTACAGATATCATTTACTATTCTATCAGTTATATTTCTAGTCCCTTTTTCTAAAGCGGAGATATGAGCCCTAGATTTAATATTTATTCTTTCTCCAAACTCTTCTTGTGTTAATTCTAAAAATTCCCTTAGTTTTTTTAACCTATTATTAATTTCTGATTTCATTATTTTTATTCCTCCTATTACCTTATATATGATAATATATCATATGTTTGTTTGCATTGCAAACAAATTATTTTTATAAAGTTACAAAAAATACTTGACGATGTCATCAAAGCAACTTATAATGTAATCAAAAGGAACTGAGGAGGTTGTAAATATGACAGTAAAAGAAAAGAATGACTTAAATAGTCAGGTCAAGGATTTTATGAAAAAGCTTGAATCTATAAACGAAAAAGATAAAGATATAATACTGGCTTCTTTAAAAGGCATGTTGTTAGTAGCAGATATAAAAAAGGAGATGAAATAATAAGCAGAGGGGGAAAAGATAATGAGTAATATGTATAACGGAGTAGAAAAAATGCTATATAGTTATTATAAAACAAAAAAAAGAATAGATGGTTTGAAAAGCAGACTTATTAGAATAGAAAATAGAATAGAGAGATTAACAAAGGACATAAAAGAATGTAACATAGATTTAGAAGATACTATAAAGGCTATAGACTATTCAAGAGATATAGTACAAGGAAATATAGTTTCTAATATAGAAATAGAACTAGAAAGAGCTGTAGATAATATACTTAAAGAAATAGAAGATAACATAAGAGATAAATATAAGACAAAAAGTAAAATTACTAATTTACAGAAAAAGATAGATAATATAGATACAATGCTAGAAGAACTAACAGAAGAAGAGGCACAAATACTAAAGCTAAGATATTCGGAAAAGCTAAGTGACAATAGAATATCATATATAATTAATATGAGTAGATCTACAGTACAGAGAAAGCGGATAGAGTTAATAAATAATTTAAGTGAAATAATGAGCAAATAATGAGCAGAAAACAGGCAAAACATCAAGTAAAAGTATAGTATAATGATAGTGTAAGAAAAGTATCAAATAGGAACTTACTTAATTGGTAAGATAAATTACTTACAAAAGGCTGCTGTTCAAAGTAGCCTTTATTATTTATAATTCAAGAAAATAGAGATATAAGAAAGAACTTATAGTTTTATAAATAGGTATTTTGATTATTAGTGGCTTAGATTTAATAGTTATAGCTGCTTTTTTATTGCCTAAAATTATAGAAATTTATGTCTTGAGCAGTTAACGTTTATGTAAAAAAATTAGTTAACCATGTCTATCTATTAAATAATAGTTATAGAATTATAAATAAAAATTATAAAAATATGATTCTATTAAAGAATATTGTTTTGAAAGGGGTGATTAAATATGAGAAGAGAAAGACTATAAGGATATACAGTGTTTTGTAGATGAATTGTTATATGAAGATAGGAGGTGATAGGATGATCAAATATAGAGAAATAGCTAAAGCTATAGTAGAAAAATTGGAGAAACATACAAGTATAAAGGTGTTAAGTAATAATGAAGGTGTAAATAGACCTTCATTTTTCATGTCATTTGATAAGATGAAATCCACTGATTTTATGAGAGAAACTTTAGATAGAACAATTACTGTAAAAATACATTACTTCTCATCTACAATAGATAACAATGAAATTGAATTATTTGATATGCAGGATAAATTGAACAAAATATTTTTAGAAGATAATTTAATTAAAGTAAATGAATACATGGAGATAGAAGTAGATGAATTAAATTTTAGTATAACTGATAAGGTACTACAGTGTTATTTTGATATAAGAATAAGTGAAGCCTACAATAGAATTGATGATAGACCATATATGAAAGAATTAGAAATTAATAATAAATTAAATTAGAAAGGATGATGAGTTATGGCAGATATTGGTATGCCTAAAATTGATATTATTTTTAAATCACTTGGTGCTAGCGCGATACAACGCTTAGAAGGGGGAAGGACAGCAGTACTAATAATCAAAGATAGCACAGATAAAACATTTACATTTGCAGAATATAAGAGCACTGCAGATTTGGACTCAAAAGAACAAAAAAAATATACAGTAGAAAATATACAGTATATTAAAGATGTACTAGAAGGAACACCTAAAAAAGTCTTAGTTGCGAGAATGGATATACCTACAACAGAAGGTGAAAGTGGACTAGCAGACTTATTAAAAGTAATTAAAGGCAAAATTGAAATGAATTGTTGGGTAGGTATAGCAGATGCAACTCAACAGGAAACAGATGATTTAATTAGTTTTGTAAAAGATAGTGTAAAGAATGACAAAAAAAGGTACAAAGCTTTAGTTTATAAGGCTAATGCTAGTGACGACATGCATGTTATCAATCTAACTAATGAGGATGCAAGCAAATATGTACCATATTTATTAGGTTATCTTGCAGGCTTAAGCTTAGATATGTCTACTATTGCAAAACCTTTACAAAAGTTAGATATGATAAAAGAACATGATGATCTAGAAGAAGCAATAAATAAAGGTGAATTTGTTCTTTATAATGATGAGGGAGAGGTTAGAGTTGCTAGAGGGATTAACTCATTAGTTACAACTGGACAAGGTATTACTGATGATATGAAATTCATCCTAATTATAGAGGTTATGGATTTAATCTATACAGATATATATACTACTTGGAAAAACAGCTATAAGGGTAAATACAAGAATTCATTAGATAATCAAATGCTTTTAATTGGAGCTATTAATTCATATTTTAAAGCATTAGCCAATGATTTGTTATTAGATCCTAATTTTAATAATAAGGCTATGGTTGATATAGAACAGCAAAGGTTAAATAATATACCTAAATACGGCGAAGAAGTAAAGGCTTGGGATGATAATAAAGTTATGGAAATGACAGTTGGCACAAATGTTTATCTAACAGGAAACATAAAAATATTAAATGCTATGGAAGATTTTAAATTTGAAATAGAAATGTAGAAATATAGAAAGGATGGTAAAGTATGAGCGCAAACAATAGAAGTAATCAATATTGGAATGGGTCTAATGGGGATTTATGGGTCAATGATACCGATTGGGACAAAGTTAAATCATTTGAATTAAAAATGCTAATGGAATGGGAAGATGTACCTAACGGACTATCTACGGATAGAGTCTTAATGGGTTATAGCTATGAAGGAAGCTTCACCTATAGAAAATCAGATAAAAACTATAATAAAGCAATAGACTTATTATTTGAAGAATATGCAGCAGGAAGAGTTCCAGACGTATCAATTGTGAGTAAAGCATATAATAGGGCAACAGGAAAAACACAGCGTATAAAGATTACAGGGCTAACCTTTGATGAAGTCACCTTACAGTCTTGGGAGGAAAGAGCTGTTGGAGAAATAGAAATGCCATTTAAAGCAAGTGATGTAGAAATACTGCAATAATAAACACTTTGCAAAAATTAAACGCCTTAGAATACAATCTAGGGCGTTGATTATTTTTAAAATGAAAGGATGAGGGATTTATGAATAAAAATGCTACATTAGCAGATATAATAGAAAAAAGAAAACAAGGTGAAATGGACAAATTAAAAATTAAATATTATGAAAGCGAAACATTAGGCATGAAAATAGAAATTAGAAAAATACCATTGCGACAATATCTCAACTTAATAGAAGAATTAGAAGAAGGCAATAGTTTAGAAGGTATGAATAAATTAATATATGAATGTTGCCCAATGTTTAAAGAGAATACTAAAGAAGCTATGGAGATATATGATGTATCAGCACCTACGGATTTACCTTCAGCTGTATTAGAGGATCAATTAAATGAATTAAAAGAGATTATAGAGATTATAAATTCCTTTTATGGTATAGATAAAATAGAGGATGAAATAAAAAACTAATAAGGGTTAATGGAGAGTTTCAGATGTATGCTTATTATTTAGTTAAAGGGCATACATTGAATTCTTTGTTAACTCTTTCTAGATTAGAAAAGATTTTTTATAAAGAGGCTATGGAATATGCTCTTGAGATGGAAGGCGAAAAATATAAAGCCTTATTTGGGAAGTAGGTGAAAAAATGGCGAAATTTAAAGATATAATATCTCAACCTTTAGTGAAAGTATCTAAAAATATAGGTCAAGTAACTGAAGAAATGGAGAAATCACAAAAGCAAATAGAGAAATGGAAAGATAATAGTATAAAAGCAATGGACAAGGTAATTAAGAAAACTGCTAAAGCTGGTGTAGTTATGGCTAAAACAGCTCTATTTGATATTGGATTTAAAGGTATGAAGGAACTTGATGAAGCTAGTGCAAAGGTTAAGTCTGTTGCAGGTGAGGTCCTCGATTTAAAGGATATACAAAAAGATTTACTTCAAAATTCTACTAAAACAGGCGTAGCGGTTAATGAATTAGCAGATGCCCAATATTCTGCTATATTATCTGGTGTTAAGGCTAGTGAATCTATGGATGCAGCAGTACAAGCTGCTAAATTAGCAAAAGCAGGATTTACAGACTCTAACAGTGCATTGAAAGTTATGACCTCTACTATGGACGTATATGGACTAACTGGGACTAAAGCTATGCAAGAAATATCTGATAAATTATTGGCTACTCAAAATCTTGGAGTTACAAGTGTTGGCGAATTAGTTAATTCACTAGGATCTGTGACACCGATAGCAAAATCAGTGGGAGTAAGCTTGGACGAAGTCTTGGGAGCAGTTGGATCTCTTACAAAGAATGGGAAATCTACATCAGAAGCTATGGCAGGCTTAGAAGGTATTATGAGTAATGTTCTTAAACCATCTAGACAAGCCAGCGATATTGCTCAAAAACTAGGTATAGATTTTAGTGAAAGTGCTATTAAATCTAAAGGTTTTACAGAATGGTTGGAGGAAGTGAAGTTAAAAACTAAAGGTAATACTGAAATAATGGGCAAGTTATTTGATGATGTAGATGGACTAAATGCTGCCATTTCTTTAACAAGTGGAGGAGGGTTTGCAGATTTCAAGAATATACTTGATGAAGTGACAGATAGTGCAGGCATGACAGATGAAGCATTTGAAGCTATAACTAATACTATAGGATCTAAATTGAATAAACTAAAAAATACTTTTAAAAACATATTCACATCCATTATGAGTACTCAATCCGATCTAATTGGAGAGTATGTTTATAAAATGGAAACATGGGTTACTAATAATGAAGAAAAAATCCAAGGTTGGATTCAATCTATAGGTGAAGGTATTACAAAAATGGTTGACTTTGTAAAAAGTGTAATAGATTTTGTGAAGGAAAATGAGAAATCTATAACAACAATAATGGTGTTTGTAGGGAGTATATATGCAGTATTTAAGGCAATATCAATAATAATAGCAGCTATGGATGCATGGAAACATATAAGTAGTGTATTAGGTGGTGCATTGAAGATGTCTACATTAACTTGGATTGTATTAGCTATAGCTGCAGTGGTAGCGGCTGGATATGCACTTTATAGAAATTGGGACTTGATAAAAGAAAAAGCTTTTGATTTATGGGAAGGTATAAAGAGCGCATTTTCATCAGTTTCAGATTTTTTTAGTTCTGTATGGGAAGGGATTAAGGATGGATTTTTATTAGTAGTAGATTTTTTCAGTTCTATGTGGGAAAATATTAAGTCAGGATTTAAAGAGTTGATTAACTTTATTATAAAAGGCATTAATAAATGGATTGAAATTCAGCTTATGCCATTTAATCTTTTAATAAAAGCTGCAAATAAAATACCAGGAGTAAACATACCTACGGTAAAATTTGAGATTCCTACAATTCCTGCATATGCAAAAGGAACTTCTTATTCATCTGCTGGATATGCAAGGATACACGAGAAAGGCGGAGAAATAAGAAAACTATCTTCAGGAGAAATGATAATACCTGCTGATAAAAGCGATAGATTATTGAAAAATAAATCTATAGGACAAGATATAAAAGTAGAAGTTAAGATACTAGGAAATGTAATAGGAAATAGACAGTTTATTAATGAAGTAGGCAATGAAGTATATAGAAAAGTATCATTAGCTTATCAAAATGTTTAGGAGGTGGTAGAAAATGGGAAGTAATATAGTATTTAGTGCAAACAATAATGAAGAAGTGATGGTATTACCTGTAGTACCAGAAATAGAGGTGAATAAACCTCAAAATAATGAACAATTTGAAACTTTGAATAATGGAACTATAAATTTAATAGGTGATGAAGGTCTTAGAACATTTTCTATTGCTTCCATATTTCCATCACAAAAGTATTCATGGTTAAAACATGGAAGTGTGGCAGAGCCTTTTAAATATGTAGATTTCTTTAATAAATGGAGAGCAAAGAAAGTACCATTAAGAGTAGTAACAAGCCGACCAGACGGTAGAGAATGGTTTAATATGCCTTGTGTTATTGATAGCTTTACTTTTAAGCAACTAAGGAATGGAGATATAGAATATACATTAGACATGGCAGAATATAGGTTTATTGGGGGTGTATAAATTGGACAATTATACACTCTTTCTTATTAAAGATGATGGAAAACAAAGTAATATAACTAACCTATGTGGCAACTTATCATGGAGGGACAGTATAGATACATTAGGCATGGAACTGAACTTTGATGTGGTTAGAAATATAGAGGATAGATATATGAAAGGTTATGATTTAATTAAAGTAGGGGATAAAATAGTCTTACTTAACAATAATAATGAGATATTCAGAGGAATTATAGTGGATTTGGGCACAGAAAGATATTCTAAATCTATTACAGCCTTTGATTATGCCTTCTATTTAAATCAATCAAAGACCATAATTCAATTTAATAAGGTGAAAGCAAACGAAGCTATTAAACAACTATGTGGTAAATTTAGTGTACCTATAGGTAATATAACTAATATATCTACAGTAATTACTAAGATTTATAAAGATGATACTGTGGCAGACATCGTTAGAGATATATTAGAACAATCTACAAACGAATTAGGAATAAAATATAGGTTGGAAATGAGAGCAGGAAAACTATATATAGAAAAATATACTGATTTAATTATAAAACCTATATTTAAACCTGCCAGTAACCTAGCATCTTTCAATCCTCTTAGTACTATGATCAGCATTAGTAAATCTGAATCCATAGCAGACATGAAAAATAGTATATTAATTTCGAGTAATGACGAAAAAAGCAGTCGAGTAGCTGCTGTAGCTAAGGATGATAAAAATATAGCTCAATTTGGTCTATTGCAGGAAGTTGAAAGTGTAGATGATAAAGATATAGTAAAAGCCAAAGTAATTGCTCAAAACAAACTTAAAGAATTGAATAGAATTGGTGAGGATACATCTATAGAATTATTAGGTGATGATAATGTAAGGGCAGGTAGAATATTAGAAGTGAATAATGATATGTTTAAGTTACAAGGACAATATTTAGTGAAAGATTGTACTCATGCATATCAAAATAGGATTCACAAGATGAGTCTAACTATAGAGAAGGTGGTATAAATGTGGGATATTGGATTAGCTAATATGTTCAAAGAAAGAGATAATATAGATAAAATAGGAAATTGCATTGGTAAAGTTGTAGATATAGAACCTATAAAAATATCTATTTTAAATGGTGATGTGATTTTACAAGAAGAACAATTATATATATGTAATAATTTACTAGATACCTATACTAGAAAATATAAAGAAGAAGGAAATATAAAATTTAGAGATATTAATTGCGGTACAACTAATAATGTTAATGATGGAGGTCAAGGAGCAAGTTCCCATAATCACATAATAGAAAATATATCTATAAAAACGGAATATAATTCTGAGGGGACTATAGTATTTACAGATACATTAAAAGTTGGGGATGAAATATTAATAGTTCCATCAGAGTCTGAACAGATTTTTTTTATAGTAGACAAAGTTCAAAAGGTAGGTGGTTAAATTGTTACCTCAACTAAATTTAGATAATTTTGTACAGGAAGTAGAAGTGAAAGAAAATAAAAAACAAGGTAAGGCTTTTTTGTTTGATTTTAAACAAGGAGACTTCCTAATTAAAGATGGTAGGTTGATAGAAGTAGATGGAGTCGAAGCTATAAAAGTATGGATTGAAAAAATCTTAAGAACAGAGAAGTTTAAGTTTAAAATATATGAAGAAGATGGGATTGATGAATATGGTATAACCATAAAGAGATTGATACAAGGTAAGAAAGTACCTCAGTTCTTCTTACAATCTGAACTTAGAAGAGAAATAGAAGAAACTTTACAGAAACATATTGAGATTGATAGAATAGATAACTTTAGAACAGCTCAAGACCAGACAACTTTAATTATCTATTTTACTGTTATATTAAAAAGTGGGGAAATCTTCAATCAGGAGGTGAGTTTCTAATTGGAAAATTCTAAAGAAATACACGATAGGATGTTAAAAAATATAAGCGATAAATATGATAAGACCAAAGGGTCTTTTTTTTATGATTCTACTAAACCGGCTGCAATTGAATTTGAACGAAAAAATAAAGAAATAAAAGAAGTTGCAGATAAACTAGATGTAGAAAACTTAGAAGGTTATGAATTAGAGAGATTTATATATCAAAGAATAGGAATACAAAGGAAGCAAGCTACAAAGGCAACTATAACAGTAACGATTGTAGGGCAAGAAGGTGCTAAAATATCCAAAGGTGATTTAGTTGGAGCTGATACAGTAAACTTTATATCATTAGATGACAAGACTATAGATAATACAGGGCAGATGATAGTAAATGTTCAATGTGAAGAATTTGGTTCTATAGGAAATGTACCAGTTGGAGCTATAAAATACTTCCCTATATCAATAGCAGGATTAACAAGTGTAATTAATGCTGAACCAGTTAAAAATGGTTATGATGCTGAAAGTGACAAGAGTCTTATTGATAGATATTATGAGAGAATAAGAACACCTGCTACAAGTGGAAATAAGTATCACTATCAAAATTGGGCAAAAGAAGTTACTGGAGTAGGTGATGCTAGAGTGTTTCCATTATGGCAAGGGGATAATACAGTGAAAGTAATAATAATAGATAGCAATAAGCAACCTGCTGGCAAAGAATTAATCGATAAAGTACAGGAGTATATTGATCCTCAAATAACTGGACTAGGTGAGGGACAGGCGCCTATAGGTGCTTTTTGTACTGTAGTATCTGCTATAAGTAAAGATATTAATATATCAGTTGTAGTTACTAGAGATGAAAATTATTCATTAGAACAGATTAAGTTAAAAGTTGAAGAAAATATACGAGATTATCTAAAATCCATTGCATTTAAAGAGGATATAGTTAGCTATGCGAAAATAGGAGCAATAATATTAAATTGTGATGGTGTGTTAGATTATACAAATCTCAAGATTAATAACAATACTTCTAATATAAATGTAAAAGATGAAGAAATAGCATCATTAAATGAGGTGGTAATAAGTGAGTAGATTATTAGAATTATTACCTTTATATGAGAAAACCTCAAAGGTATTTCAGGAAATCATGAAAGCCGAACAGATTGAATTTGATAAATTAGAACTAAACATAGAAGATTTAGGAAATCAATTAAGTATTGATACTGCTACATGGGGATTAGCTATTTATGAAAAAGAACTAGGAATCAAAACCAATCTAAATAAACCTTTAGAAGAAAGAAGAAGTATAATAAAGTCCAAATGGAGAGGTATTGGAAAAGTTGATTCTAAAATGATTAAAGCTATAGTTGAATCTTATACAAGAAGTAAAGTAGATGTAGTATTTGATGGAAGAATTAAAATAAAATTTACTAATGAAGGAACTATGACTTTAAATATTGGAGATATGTTTAAGGGAATAGAAGAAGTTAAACCTGCACATTTGGATTATGATGTTGCTTTGAATTACAAGCAAAAAGGAAGCCAAGTCTATATAGCAAGTATTGTTTTGAGTGGCGAAGAAATAACGGTATATCCATATTCCATAAAAGAAATCGAGAGTAGAGGCAAAGTTTATATAGCAACAGGAATAAATATAGGGCTAGAAGATATTTATGTTTATCCAAGAAAGGGAGTGATCTAATGGCAGAACAATTTTATACAATACTAACTCAATTAGGTAAAGCTAAAATAGCAAATGCAAGTATGTTAGGTAATAAAGTAAATTTTACAGATTTTGCATTAGGAGATGGTGGAGGTAAATACTACAATCCTACTGAAAATCAAATTGAATTAAAAAATGAGGTTTGGAGAGGGAAAATTGGACAAATAGTCGTAGACGAGAAAAATTCAAACTGGATAATAATGGAAACAATTATTCCTGCTGATCAAGGCGGATTTATGATTAGAGAAGCTGGTATATTTGATGATGAAGGTAGTCTATTGGCAGTAGGAAAATATCCTGAAACATACAAACCATTAATAACAGATGGTGGTGCAAAAGATTTATATATAAGAATGATTTTAGAAGTAGCAAACACTTCTATAGTGAATTTAAAAGTAGATCCTACTGTGATATTAGCAACTAAGAAAGACATAGATGAAGTTAAAAAAGAAGTCGCGGAAAATACTAATAGAATTACTAATTTAATTGATGATTTAGATAAACATAAAACCAAGAATATAACATCTCACAATGTAGCTAGAGGTATTTATACTTTTGCAGGTAATGGAAAAGAAGTTACTATTCCTCATGGATTAAAAGTAAAGCCTATATCTGCTTATGCATTTCCTGCAATTAATCCAGAAGGATATTTGGGGGAGATATGGATTAGAATAGATGAAACGAATTTATATGTAGGAAATTCAGGTAGTTTTACTGGAGCTATGTCATGGATTGCTATAGGGTAAAAGGAGGAGGTTTATAATGGATAAGAAAACTTACTTGCCTACTTCGGCAAGTTTTTTAGTAACTGAAGATTGTAATTTAAGATGTATTTATTGTTTTGAAAAGCATAATAAGAATAAGATGACGAAAGAAGTTGCACGAAAGGGATTAGAGTATTTATGTCAAAATGCACTAAAAAATGGTGATGATGGATTTCATGCTATGATATTTGGTGGAGAGCCTCTTTTAATGCCTGATATCGTAGAAGAGATACTTAGCTATGGTCTAGAGCTGGCTAAAAGAGCAGGGATATATTTTACTGCGAGTATGGTTACAAATGCAACTATACTTACAACTGATATAAAAAGAATATTAAATACTTATAAAAATAAGGTGAATTTAAGTGTTCAATTATCTATAGATGGTATTAAGAAGGTTCATGACCAATATAGAATAACTAGAGATGGTAAACCTACATTCGATATTATAGAGAAAAATATTCCTGAATGGAAGGCCTTATTTGCTGATAACATGGATAGATTAAGTGTTCATGGATGTAGTAATCACGATACCTTACCTTATTTATATGAGAACTATATTTTTTTCAGACAAGAATGGGACATACCTCGAATTTGGTTTATGCCTATTCATACTGAGAAGTGGACTGAGAAGGATATCAATATATATGAAGACCAATTAAGTAGGATTGCTGAATATATTTTAGAACACTGTAAAAATGATAATAAAATAGATGAAGTTTTAAACTATGCGCCTATAGATAAATGCCTCCGTAAAGATATGTTTAGTAATGCACCATGTGGTGCGGGAAAGCATTTTATTACTATAACTGCAACGGGGGAACTATTTCCATGTCATCATCTTTACTTTAATGACCTTAAGAAAAGAAGTAAAATAGGGGATTTGGATATTGGAATAGATGAAGCAAAAAGAAGAATTTGGGTAGATTATGATAATTCTGATTTGTCTTGTAATAAATTAGATCCAAAATGTGATGCATATCAATGCTATAGATGTATTGCAGAAGCGTATGTACAAAATGGAAGCATCCTTAGTATTGTTGATTGTGGCGGACCAAGATGTAAGATGTCTAAAATAGAAAGAAAAATACAATTGAGAATAAGGAAGGAGTTAAATAAAATGGGATTGCTAAATTCTAACATGGAAATTAACTGTGTAAAAGGTAATAACTCTGATAACCCAGATTGTTTGTGTGACAGTAGAGGTATTAGTAATAATCCAAGTAAAAAATCATATCGTGCATCAAAAACTGAAGTTAATATATGTAATTGTGAAAGCAATGATTATACAGAAATATTTGCTACTGCATTAAAAATTTTAATAGATAAAGTTGATAAGATAGATAAAGGTCAAGAATATCTGTTGGAAAAGTTGTTAAAGTAAGGTGGTGGTTAGATTGGAACTAAGTTTAAGAGAATTGAAAGAATATTTAATTGCTAAGGAAGGATATGAAGTAACCCCACAACATCGTCATTTAAGTGATTTAAAAGACTTATTAGATAGTATGTATCATGTAAGGGATAAAAATACATGCGAAACCCATATGGAGAATTCTTATACAGCGACTTTGTCACTAGGAGATATATATAAAGCAGGAGAGAAATTAAATCCTTGTAGTTGCAATGCTGAACAATTGCGGGCTTGTGATTGTTATTCAAGAACATATACATGTAGTTGTAATGGCAATACCCCAACTTGTAGTTGCAATACCAGATCTCCACTGTTATGTGATTGTCAATCTCGAACATATGTTGATGCTTGTACTTGCGAAAGCAGGATTTCGGAAACATGTGATTGTAACGGTAGATATCACAAGAGTGGCTGCCGCGGCGGGGAGGGTGATGACGATTGTACTGGTTACCAATACTATGGGTGTAGTTGTTATTCTAGAACACTTTCTCCAACATGTAGCTGTGATTCAAGAGTTATTGGTCCCTGTGATTGTGAATTAAGGCAGGCTTCTTGTGGTACTGTTTCTGTGTTAGATTGCATGTGTCAATCAAGAACATCATCATGTGGAAACAGAAATACAACTAGTTGTACCTGTAATGGACGCTGTTCATGTGATTCTGAAAAAAGGTTTGAATAAGGAGGTAAAAATGGAAAGGTATGTTATTCACGTAACTAAAGAATGTAATTGTGATTGTCTATACTGTTATGAAAAAGATAAAACTAGTAAATATACTTGGGGTGAAGTAAAGGAATTAATTGATAATATAATAAAATATAGAACAAATGATGACTTTGGGATAGAATTTCTAGGAGGAGAACCTATACTTGCATGGAAACTAATAAAGAAATCCTATGAATATATGGAAAATGTTTCAGATATTACAGTGACTGATTATGTCATAACTACAAATGCTACTATTATAAATGAAGAAATTGCGGATTATCTTAGTAAAAATCCTAAGTTAAGATTTGCAGCTAGTATGGATGGTCATATGTTTTCAAATCAACTTAGAGTATTTAAAGAGAGCAGGCAAAATACCCATGATAAAGTAGTAGAAAATATTAATTTCCTAAGAGAGTATGGTGTAGAAAGTTCTATTCATATAACAACACATCCATATAATGTAGCGTTTATTGAAAGTAGTATTGACTACTTGTATAAATTAGGTGTGAAGAATATTGATATTGGAACCGTTGAGTCTACAATCGTTATAGATAAAGAATATTGTGATAGATTTATTTCAGAATTAGATTTAGTATCTAGAAAGATAGTTGACGGTGAATATGTTAATTTGCACATTGGACTGTTTGAATGGCTAAAGCCTTATTCAGATGTTAGAAGCTATATTAGAGACCCTATAACGGGTAAAGTCATAGCTGAAAGTTATGGTAGAAGTGGAAATGATATTACCTATAATAATGAATATGAAGTAATTAGATGTACTGAAAAAGATAAAATATCTGAAATGATTTACCATATAAGAAAGACCGTATATTATAATCACCAAAGAAGGTTAAGTGAGGTAAGGGACAAGTTGGTTTAG